GTTAAAGTTCCTTCGCTGTTGAACCCGGTTGTCGAAAACGCAAGCGGAACCGGCGTAAGTCTTACGCAACAATCGAAAAAGACGCTTTCGCTAACGCTGGCGTATTCACGCGCCGGGCTGTTGGTCGATTATCCCGAAGTTCCCGAAGGCGGCGCAACGATTGCCGACCTTGAAGCGGGCCGCGTTCGCCCGACCATTACGACGTATTCGCCGCAAGAAATCGTCAATTGGCGTTTGACCGAACGCGGGGCCGAAGAAATCTTGTCGCTTGTCGTATTGGCCGAATCTTACACGTTCGCCGATGATGGCTTTGAAATGAAGAATGCGGCGCAATTCCGCGTCTTGAAGCTTGACGAAAACGGCGAATACGTAATGGAAGTTTGGTCGGAACCGCAGCCGTCGGCATGGGATGGAAGCAAGACGCCGAAAGGCAATTTCCAGCTTACGAAGCAACTTCGCCCGAAAGGTGCCGACGGCCTGCCGTTGCGTGAAATCCCGTTTTCGTTCGTAGGTTCGGAAAACAACGACCCGCAGCCCGATAACCCGAATCTTTACGATTTGGCAAGTATCAACGTCGCGCATTATCGTAATTCGGCGGATTACGAAGAATCTTGTTTTATCGTCGGACAACCGACGCCAGTTCTTACCGGCCTTACGGAAGAATGGGTAAAAGACGTATTGAAAGGAACCGTCGCGTTTGGTTCGCGCGGCGGCATTCCGCTTCCTGTCGGCGGCGACGCTAAGTTGTTACAGGCTGGCGAAAATACGATGATTAAAGAAGCGATGGAAGCCAAAGAACGGCAAATGGTCGCACTTGGCGCAAAGCTTGTCGAACAAAAGCAAGTTCAACGAACCGCAACCGAAGCGGAATTGGAATCGGCTTCGGAAGGTTCAACCCTTGCAAGTTCCGCAAAAAATGTCGAAGCCGCTTATAATTGGGCTTTGAAATGGTGCGCAAAATTTGTCGGCGCATCGGATACCGCAATAACCTTTGAACTTAATTCCGATTACGATATTAACAAAATGTCGCCGGAAGAACGCGCCCAAGCGATTAAGGAATGGCAAGGCGGCGCAATTACCTTCGAAGAAATGCGCGCGGTTCTTCGCAAGTCTGGCACGGCAACCGAAGAAGACGAAGCGGCTAAAACGAAGATTGCCGCAGAAACCGCCGCCGCAATGGCACTTGCAACCCCTGCCAACGTACCGGGCGACGGCAATACGCCGCCCGACAATAACCAAGGGGCGTAATCATGGCGCTATCGGACAACATGCGGCTTTATGACATAGCGACGCGAAGCCAAGTTTATATCGAAGGCGTTAAAGTTCAATACGCCCGCGAATTTAACTTTGTCTTGGCCGAACTTCGCTTGGAAATTAGCCGAACCCTTGCGCGCGTCAAGTATAAAACCCTTGACGGTTTGACAAAAGCCGAATTGAACAAGCTTGTCGTTTCGTTGCGTGAATCACAATCTAGGATTTATAGCGCATACACGCAACAGATTTTGAAACAGCTAAAAGACTTCATGCGCGCCGATTTGGAAATGAACCGTCGCGCTTACGTCTATGCAAAATTCGAATTCGACGAAGAACGTTACGGCAAGCCGCAAATTCCGTCGGATGCAAGGGCAATCAAGTTTCTTAAAGAAGAAAACAACCAAGCGAACTTTATTCCGCTGTTCGGATTGGCCGCAATTACTGGCAATAACGACCGGCTTTGGTCGGCAGTAACGAACGCGCCTATTCCGGCGAATGGTCTTTATCTTGTGCCGTTCGTAAAGACCTTCGCAGTATCGGCACAAGCAAGCGTCGAAAACACAATTCGCAAAGCTTGGGCGAACGGTTGGACGGTCGAAGAAACGTTGCAAGAAATAACCGGCGAAGATAACAAGCAAGGTACTTCGTCGCAATTGCAGCGCGTCGGCGTTCAAGCAAGCGCCGTTGTCGCAACCGCAGTTCAACACGTCGCAGGCATTACAGGCGCGGCGGTAATGTCGGCGCTATTCGGCTTTTACGGTTGGTATTCCGTAATGGACGGAAAGACGACCGAAATTTGCATAAGCCGAAATCGCAAACGGTATCGTTTCGGACAAGGCCCAATCCCGCCCGCGCATATTCGGTGCCGGTCGCATATCGCGCCAATTGTGGGCATGGATGACATAGCCACCGAATCGTTTTATACTTGGGCCATTCGCCAGCCCGCAGACGTTCAAAACGACATTTTGGGCGAAGACGTAGCCGACGAATTGCGAAACGGGAATTTGAAAGAAAAGGATTTGCCGAAGTTTGAAAGTAAGCAACCCCTAACCCTTGACGAATTCCGCCGTAAGATTAACGAAGTTCTTTCCCGCTGATTCGGTGAATCGGCATAACCGCTAAGGAGTCCTAGCAATGGCACTTAAAAAGAAACTTACCAAAGCTGAATACGAAAAGCTTTCCGAACATATCAAAGCCGAATATATCGAAGACGGCGACGGCTTCCGGCTGGATATTGACGGCGACGAAGATACGGGCGCTTTGAAGCGCGCGAAAGACCGCGAAGCGCAGTTGCGCCGCGATGCCGAAGCGAAGTTGCGCGAAGCGCAGGAAGAACTAGACCGAATCAACGGCGACGACGCCCGCAAGAAAGGCGACATTGCAACGCTTGAAAAGTCTTGGCAAAAGAAGCTTGACGATACCAAAGCCGAATACGAAGGCAAGTTGGGCAAGCTTACTTCGCATACGAAAACGCAACTTGTCGATAACGTAGCGCAGCAAATCGCGTCGAAGATTTCCAACGCCCCGGCGTTGCTTCTTCCCCACATTAAAGCGCGCTTGGCTGCGGATTTTGAAGGCGACGCGCCGGTTACGCGGATTCTTGACAAAGAAGGCAAGGTTTCCGCAATGACCGTCGAAGAACTGTCGGCGGAATTTGTTGCAAACAAAGATTTTTCCGCTATAATTACCGCATCAAAGGCTTCCGGCGGTGCCGGTCGGTCTTCGAATCAAAACGGCGGCGGTGCCCCGAACCAATCCGACAAACCCGCCGACCTTGCTTCGATGAATCCCGCACAACTTGCGGAACACATCAAAGCTTCGAAGGCAACCGATTAAAGGAAGCTTTATCATGGCACTTTCTGACCTTGCCGTTTATTCCGAATACGCATATTCTTCGATGACCGAAGTTTTGCGCCAAAAAATCGACCTGTTCAATACCGCAACGGGCGGGGCGATTCAACTTCGCGCGGCTGCGCATCAAGGCGACTATTCCGACGTTGCCTTTTTCGCCAAGATTTCGGGCCTTGTTCGTCGCCGTAACGCTTACGGTTCCGGCAACGTTTCCGAAAAGAACATGGCGCATCTTGTCGATACGATGGTTAAGGTTGCAGCCGGTACGCCGCCTGTTCGCCTTGACCCCGGTCAATTCAAATGGATTCAGCAAAACCCGGAAGTCGCAGGCGCGGCCCTTGGGCAACAACTCGCCGTCGATACGATGGCCGATATGCTGAATACCGGCCTTGGTGCGACCTACGCCGCGCTTTCCGCGCAATCCGCCGTCGTGCATGACGCTACGGGCTTGACTGCGCCCGAAGATACCATGTCGTTTCTGAACTTGAACAAGGGTCAAGCGAAGTTCGGCGACCAAGCTTCGATGATTTCGGCTTGGGTTATGCACTCGAAAGCGATGTTCGACCTTTACGGGAAGAACCTTACCAACAGCGCGTCGCTTTTCACTTACGGAACCGTGAATGTTGTTCGCGACCCGTTCGGCAAGCTGTTGATTATGACCGATTCGCCCGCGCTGTTCCTTGACGAAGCGGGCGGCGTTGGCGTCGATTATTACGCTTCCTTGGGCCTTGTGCCGGGCGGCGTGATTATCGACCAAAACAACGACTTTACGGCCAACGAAGAAGCGAAGAACGGCGGCGAAAACATCATTCGCACCTATCAAGCCGAATGGTCGTATAACGTCGGCGTCAAGGGCTTCGCTTGGGATAAGACGAACGGCGGTAAATCGCCGAACGATGCGGCTTTGCTGACTTCGACCAATTGGGATAAGTACGCAACTTCGCATAAAGACCTTGCCGGGG